TAGCAATCGCTAGGAAAGGGACCCAGTTAGTACCAGGGACCCAGATCGTACCACCGCTGAACTAGGCTATTCACCAACTTAAACCGGGTCGTGTTGCGAAGAGAGACAGTGTTATATCCCTCAACGTCACCAACCCGAGTCAAGAAAGTGATCGCTTTTAGTCTAGTACGGCGTTCGGGAGTGCCCCTCACGGGAAACTCCTGAGTAGGAAGTACCAACTGATACGACCTATCAGAATCGATAGGTAGATCAGGTAGAGACCACAAGGAGGAAAGTAAATACCCCATTGTCTCATCGCGGTAAGTTCGACTTACCTCCACAAGGTTACGGACACGATATCCTTCGATACCGTGCCTAGCCTTGCTGGGGGAGGATTCATCAAAGTTAGAGATGAATCCGCCGTCACCTAAAGTCGCGGGGATCCGAAGCCGTAAAGCTTTGGGAACCCGAGACACAAGGTGCTCGAACGCCATTTGAAATCTAGAATCACACCCTAGGAAGTTATTCCGACGATGTGCTAGACGACGGATGGAGTTCGCCAGACGGTAAACAGTTGGAATGGATGAAAGCCTATCTTTAAGATAGACTGGCTTAACATCTACCCCGGAGAAGTAGTGAGAGCCACAGCTTTCGCGAAAAGGGGAGTCAAAATGACTCTTCTTCTCGTTAATTTGAAAGCCGTAGAACTCCAGCATCTCCGCGAACAACCCGTATGATGCAGACGGCAATATAACATCATCGCCGTAAGCACTCACATCAGAACTACTGATGTGAAGATATTCAGTGCAGCATGAAGCTACTGCATAGAATATCAGAGACTCTAACTGAAAGGTGAAGCCGTTCCCCATACTGGAGAACTTCTCCCACTTTTTTGTCTGAGTCCCTCGGGAGCCGTAATGGGATCGACACGCATCCATGACGTGGAACCAGCGAGGAGGGAGTAATTCCTCCACGACGGCTCGACTTATGGAATCACTAGCAGAGCTTAGATCAACAGTAGCCAAAAGGTTAGTTTTACTACCCTTTAGGGCAAGCTGCTGGTTACGGCTCTGGTAGCGGAGGTCAACCCCATACCGTCGAAGACGACGCCCAATCATCTCGCCAACGGACTTTTGGAACCATAAATTGATTCCGGGTTCGATGGCGATAACACGATTGGTCATCGCATTCTTCGGTACGGTGACAACCTTATTACCTACCTGAAAGGTTGGAAAACCGCTCAGGACAAGTTGTCTAGCCCAAAGAGGATACTTCTCCTCCAAAAGGCCAGTAGGTATAAGTGCGTACAGATCTCGCGTTATTCCAGTTTCGCACTGGAATTTCTTGACTGAACTGGCGTCTCTTCTCTTGATAAGAGTCGAAGCGCCAGGACCCCAGTCAGGCATTTCAAAGAACTCTTCTGACTCGAAATCGCCAAGTATTTTCTCTATTTTTCGAATGACTGCGGAATGCAGCCAGACGACGTCTCCTCGAAAAGAGGGATCGTTAGATAAAATTCGAAAGCGATTATTCGTACGCTTACAGAGATCTTCGAATTTCTCGAATTTCTCAAAAGCAACCGACTCTAAGTCTAAGCCAGAGGATAAACCCTTGAACTTAGATAAAAAGCAGGTAGCTTGGTAGGCGTCCCGACAATCTGACATCGTGAGATAATCAGACGGATTGAACCCTAGCTTAGCTAGCTGCTCATGCTCACCAGATCGGTAGAGTATGAGCGCTGTCAGAGCTCGAGGACAATCAAGGGCAGAAAAGAAATCTTCGATTGCCAGGGAAGTAACTCCCCCGGAAACGCGAAAGTCCCTCAGTCCTTTAAGGAACTGAGAACCATACTTCTTAGAAGACATGGTACTCTCCTGAAGTTCTGTTGAGAACTCTGGTTATCTTACCAGAGGGCCTCGAACGTCGTAACTCCAGCTTCGAGCGGGTTCCCCGTCAAATCCGTCGGGGTATCGTCCGAAGCGTTGATGCGACGAGCGAACTGAGAGGCGACCAGGCTGAACAGAGCTTGACGCTCCGCCAGCGTGGACCTCTCGGGCAACATGAACTCCATGACGCAAGAGCAGTCGTAGGCCTTTGTTGGAGCCGGCTGAATACCGGACGCCGTCGAAGGACTCGTCTGTTCGAGAGTCGGGAGAGTGACTTTTGCCACCACTTTGTAGAGACGGCTCGTCTTGGTAGGCGGCCGAATCGACATCGTGATGGACGGGTAACCGATGGCGATTCCGCCACTACGGTCAACCCAACGCGCAACTCCCGGCGAGATAAATCCCTCGGGGTTGAACGTCTTATCGACACCGACAGTGGCAGAGGTCGTTTTACGGCCTACGCTAAAGTCGAGAATCGACGACGCAAGAATAGAGGCTAACGCCCCCATAGTATTTACTCCTGAGTTAAAAGCTGCACTCTACCCTTTAAAAGCTTGAGCCATTAGCGCGAGTGCATTAGCAGCACGAGTAGCTCCAGAACTGGAGTTATTGATGCCCATTCGAGGAGTAGGAAAAGTCATCGACGGGAAAGCATCTAAGCTGACCCGATCGAGGATTATATCCTCCCTCTTATAGTCACCAGCCTCTGCTGAACTAATGTTCGAACTAGGGATCTGGCCATTAAAGGAAACAGCGGAAGCCGTCTGAACCCTCGTAAATCGGGTCTGGTAACCGCGCAAGAAATCCAAACCACGAGACCAATCAAGGCTCTCGAGAAAAGGACCAATCGGCAGAAACCAGTCGACAACGAAGGAAAACGGCAATATCTCCCATAGTAGATTTACGGGATTTGTGAAGCCGGTCTGCTGGAGAAATGCAGCAGTAGGGTCCGAGACACGATATTGTATACCATACTTGACGTGCGTTCGTATGTATTGGTACATACTCCCGCCCGGCAAGTGGTTACTAATCGTAGTGAAGGACTCTTGATTCTGCTGTGTCGAAGAAGCAGACCCGGTCGCCCGGTGTACAGCTTGCGACCCTAAGGCCTGGTTTAACGCCAGGTTACCGAGGGCCCGAAAGCTACCGTCGATGTCCGAAAGCAAAGGCTTCCAACCATATTGAAGGGCTAACCAATTATTGGAAAGCGACTTCTTTAAGGAGGGAGAACCCTTCTTCTGGAAACGACGATGGCCATCGGAAGCAGAAAGGAGAGCGTTCACAGCACCAGGAATGTTTCCATTCTTAAGGCTGAGAATAGACTTCGTAATAGCACGAGCACTACCGGCTATCATTGAAGTCAGCTGTCCATACTGAGCGAGGTTTTGCGCAAGATTGGCTTGAACGCCAGCTTGAGCATCCTCGATCAGCTTCTGAATCGCTTTGTTGTTGGCCTCCGGAATATGTCCCGGAGTCCCACCGGTGTTGCTATATCGATCTGTGAAAGCACCGTGGTACATATGAAACCATACGAAACCAGGGTGCGAAGTTGCAAAGGTTATAGGGTCAGTATCCAACCTGACCCAACGATCAACCTTTACATCACGGATCACCACCGTGTGATTATTCACCGGTAGCTGGCCTTTCTTGAGTCTTTGGAAATTCGGGGTCCGAACGCCTGTCCAATCTCGGGAGTAACGGAAGTGTGAACCCAATGTCGTAGTATCGAAATACTCCGACGGAGAGAACGCACCTTCTTCACCCACGATATGGTGAGCGCTACGGAACTCGTTTGGCCTAGGACTCGTCATAAGAAAGACCTTGATATAACAGCGCTTGGCACTTTTAAAGAGCCAAGGACCCTGCTAAGCAATAAAGATCGCTTAGCAGACCAGGAAGGGTTCGAGCCGTCTAGGTAAAGAATAGGTATCCTCGCGGATGCCAATCCAAAATCAAGACGGATTCTACCTTCCATGCGACGACCGCGACGGTAGGCACTGCATACAAGGAAAAGCCGACGAATGGGACGACGAGTCGGAGATATGACCTTCCAACGGAAATGCTGCAGACTCGAAAGATCGAGCCAACAGCTCCGATAGAAGCAATACCGCCGATCGTCGAAGCACTCGAAGGCATACCACGATGCAGTGGACCAACCGAAGTCAATTGCCGCTTTAACCCTCTCAACCGAAGGGTAAGTTGATTGCTTGACAAGATAGTCAAGCTCTCTGTCCGACGTCGGGGAATCGGTGTCTTGATCCCAAAACGTACGGAAGCGCAGTTCAAGGGAAGCTGTATAAACTACAGCCATATTAGAACCCTCGAGAGAGAGTCTAATAATTTCCCGAGCTCAACGCTGTTGAGCCTCACGACCACAGGAAAGAGGACGAATATAAGAGCGACAATCCCCCAAATGACTGGAGCCGTAAGTTTCCGGAAACCGGACCTCACGGCCACAGTTACTGTGAGGATAGTCCTCATCGTTCGTACTCCTCATGTGATTGCGAGACGGGGGGAGTAATCCCACCGAAAGCATCCGCCTGCTACATAGATGAAGCGAATGACTCCATCCACGCATTTACCTGATCGCGGACCTCAATCGGAGCAAGGATCGTAAAAGCGGCCTGCATCTGGCGCCATGACAACCCAGAGAAAGCTAAATCTCTCTGGTGTGCCATAAGCAAAAGATACAAGACGCAGAACGCATCCCGGTTCAGAAGAAGGTTACCGTCCTCAGTTACCTGCGCGTACGGAGTCATAAGTTTCTC